TTTCAAACCAGAGAATTTTAAGAGAGATGTTTGTTTAATGACTTATGGTGATGATAATTTTATGAATGTTCGAAAAGGTTGCGATTGGTTCAATCACACATCTATTCAAAATTGCTTAGCACAAATAGGTATTAAATATACTATGGCAGATAAGGAGGCAAAATCTGTGCCATATATTCATATTAAAGATGTTAGTTTTTTAAAACGTACTTTTCGCTATGATGATGATTTACAGTGCTATGTTGCTCCACTGGAACATGATAGTATAAACAAGATGTTGACCATCCAAGTTAAATCTAAAACAATTAGTGCTGAAGCACAGTCATTGTGTGCTATAAATAGTGCTATTCGCGAATATTTCTTTTACGGGAAAGAAGAATTTGAAAATAGACGAGCTCTATTACAAATGATCATACAAGCATCCGGAATAGATGATTACCTTATCGATCATATAGTTGATGATGATGGAAATATTATTCCTTGTGATAGAGAGTTGCCCACTTGGAAGGAACTAAAAGATTCTTTCTTTTATAATTCGCGACATATTAAATAATTTTTAAATAGGGCTATGCAACTATGTCCTTAAACCAAATGTTGCATGTTATATGTAGTTACTGTTTGTTTCAAATTATAAAACACTTACACGAAACTTAAGAGTGGACAATAACATACACTTACCAGGGCGTTCCCCAAAATCTCTATTTAGAGATGGTTTCGGTTGGTGGCCAAAAAAGTGTTTGACTTTGCGTATACAATGAGTGTAATGCGCAATTTTAATAAAGCACTCGCACAACAAAATGAAAAAATTGATCTACAAAATGTAGATAACCATAACGTCACTCATTCGGGTGAAAATGAAAATGAAATTAAAATAAACACCACATTTGCTGGTGAAGATCAAAGTACCAAGATGGATTACACTCCGATTGATGATCCAACTTTTGACGAGAATTATATAGAGGATTATGATATTCATAAATATTTAAATCGTCCAGTTCTTATCGGTACTTATACAATGGGTCAAAATACCCCCTCGTCATCTGTTTTTAATGTTTGGCAATTATATTTTAATACTCCTCAAATTAGGAAAAAATTAGATAATTATTTTCTTTTAAATTGTAACCTAAAGCTAAAATTTGTTGTGAATGCAACTCCATTTTTATATGGTTCGATTTTAGCTTCTTACGAACCACTACCAGCATTTTCTGCTGACAATGTGGGTTCAGGTGTTAATGCTAATGCTACTGTGTTACGATCGCAACGTCCCCATTTGTGGATCTATCCACAGAATAATCAGGGAGGTGAAATGTTATTACCTTTTTATTATTACCAGGAGTGGCTAGATGTAACCATTCAAGGTAATTTAGTTAATATGGGGTTGCTTACATTGGAAGATGTAGTTGCTCTTAGATCCGCTTCTGGAGCCACAAGTCAGGTAGCAACTGTGCAAATTTATGCCTGGGCAGAAAATGTTAAGTTAGCAGGACCAACGTATTCATTATCTCTTCAAAATGATGAGTATGATATGAATGGGCCTATTTCCTCAACAGCATCTGCTGTGGCTGCAACGACATGGTCATTACGAGATGTCCCATATGTCGGTAAGTATTTCAAAGCAACATCAATATTCACTAGAGGACTAGGCCAAGCTGCATCTCTATTGGGTTATACTAACACACCTGTTATTGACCCAACCCAACCTTTCTATATACAAACGAATCCTACCTTCGCATCCGCTGATATTTCCTTTCCAGAACATAAATTAACTTATGATCCTAAGCAAGAATTAACAGTAGATCCGAGGGTGGTTGGATTGAATGGTGTTGATGAAATGGATATAACTAATATTGTTCAGCGTGAATCTTACTTAACACAATTTACATGGAATCAATCTGATCCAACTAATACCAATTTGTTTACAACATTAGTTGTACCATGGATGCGTGCTATTGATGGGGGCGTGCGTTTATCAAACACCCCCATGGCACACATAGCTGCGCTCTTTGAGTACTGGAGGGGAGACATTATAATTCGATTTCGTTTTATATGTTCACAGTATCATAGGGGCCGCGTTAGGATCACATGGGATCCAAATGGCGATATTGTGAATAATAATGATACAACACCTACATCCATTACTAATATTGTTGATATTAGTGAAACAACAGATGTTGAAATTCGAGTTCCTTTTATGCAACCAACAAGATATAACCGTGTTACTCAGAATTACACTAGTGTTCCATACTCTACTGGCACATTTTCAAGATTGATCGGTTTTGATAATGGTAATCTTAATGTTAAAGTATTTACGAGACAATCATGTCAAGTTTCGTCGGCTCCTGTCACAGTGTTAGTTTCTGTGCGGGGTGCAGAGAACATGGAATTTGCTAATCCACGATCATTACCAAATAATCTTAATTATTTTGCATTACAAAATGATGAGTATCAATTAGAGTGCCCAACACAACTTGGTGTAGCTTCCAAGCATGACCCACAATATATTACACATATTGGCGAAAAAGTGCAAAGTCTAAGAACTATACTTCGCCGTCGTAATATTTATAGAGTCGCACCTTTAGGGCGAGATAGTGCAACTTCATCTATTGTAGTTTCCCAAACAGTTTTGAATCGTTTACCTATTTTTCCTGGGTATGATCCAAATGGTGTTGACTTAGCACGTAATCAGGCAGGTAATGCTAATGTGAATTATAATTGGGTCTTCAATACCCCATATCATTGGTTAGCGGGATGTTATCTTGGATGTAGAGGTTCAGTGAATTACTATTATGAACCAATGGAATCTTCAGGGATGGCGCTGAAGACATTGCAAACTCAGCGTTGGGTGCGTAATCTTAGTTCAAATAGTATTTCTACTCAAGGTTATAATAATACCAACCCTTCACCTTACATCTTTTTACCTAGATTTTTCGCTGCATCTACACCTGATACAAACGAAGGATCTGCTGAAACGCTTACAGAAACAAGTAAATCCATTTCAGCTCAATATCCTTATTATTCGCGTTTTAGAATGAGACAGTGTGATCCAACGCAGGCTGTATTGGGTTCCAACATTGATGATTCGCGATTCGATGGAATTATGATTCAAGGAACATATCAACAAACTAGTCAAACAGCCGCCATATTTTCAAGTGCATTAAAGATGTATTTTGGAGTTGGGACAGATTTTACTTTTCTGTTTTTCTTGAACACTCCTTTGATTTACATTTATAGCCCACCTGCTGGGCCAGCTTAGAAGTTTAATGCTTCTTGATAAAAAACAAGTATCGTTACAGTCGACTTGTTTCCACTTAGTGGTTTTTAAAGCTCATTACATGGGCGGACTTATA